GCCTTCCGTGCTACACTTGAATCAGGCAACATTCCCCCAGGAGTAGTTGGTCTCATTCCCGACGGCACCACTAAAGTTTCATGGCGTTGGATGGGTGAAGTATTTGAAGATGATTCACAAGACATACTAAATAACAGTATTGTCGTCAGAAACCTTCAAGAACTTGGAGTAGATTCTATTGAAGCTCTCAAGTATTTATTCCCCCAGAAAACTGATGAAGAACGTGCAGGAATGCTTAGCGGTTATCCCTTTAGGATGGTCCAACAAACACAGCAATCAATTAATTCATTTATCGGGTTATTGAATAGTCTCTACTCATTACCCCACCCACAGATGCCCAACTTACCGTTAGCGTCTGACCCCAATCTCGACATAACGGGATTTTTATATAAATCATTAGAATTTTTACGTAAGGAGTTAAGTTACAGTGGAAGGTACAAACCAAGCAGTGGCGACAGCGCCCCAGACAAGCTCTCCGATGCCGACAAGCGTCGCTCCGAGCTCGGCCTCCCAACCCGCGATGAGCGCCCCGTCGACCTACCAGGAATCGGTCCAAGCACCGGCTTACCAACAGCAGGCGTCGACACCTCAAGCGGGGAATCCGTGGCAGGAAGCATTTCAGGCGCTGAGCGCCAGTATGAGCACACCCAGCCAATCCCAAACCCAGGTTCCATACTCGGCTTATCAGACACCAACACCACAGGCCAATCCCCAGGCTTCATGGGCTTCACAGGCGCCCCAACAACAAACGCAGGTCCAGCCTTCAACGCAGAGCTACTCAACCCAGGAAGTGCAGCAACTGCTGAGCAACCAACAGGCACAACTGGTCAATCAACTGCAAAGCCAAGGTCAAAGCGCAAGCGCCCCTGATGCATACCTGAGCCAGATTTCTGATCAGAGCCTTGAGGTCCTTGAGCATTTTGGTGCTGAAGCACCTGCTCTGCTGAATCAATATGCATGCGCAGTTGAAGATGCTCTCATTGAGCAAGTTCAGCGTGGGCAACAAATGAACACCTTGCTTGAAGCCGTGGGTGAAGAGCGTGGTGCAATGAACATTATGCTGACCAACCCAGATGTTCTTGCAGAGTATGTAAATGATTTCTTCGGTCCTGAGGGTCCCTTTCCGACAGAGACTGCAGAAGAGCAAGCACAGCGTGAACAGCAAGAGGCTCATCAGCAATTTGCGCAAGAGATTGAAGCTCAAGAGCAGCGTCAAGTCCCTGCAAATTTCCAACGCCCTCAAATGGACATGCCCACACCTGGCCAGCGCCAAGGCAACGCAGCAGCTAACTTCTGGGGCGACTTCAGTCAAATGATGGACAACAACCCCGAGAATGCGTGGCAGTACCTTGCACAGGCTCCTCAGGGTGCTCTTCAAGCAAAAATGCTTGTTCAAGAAGGTTGATAGACTTGGGAGGATTGATAGAAATCCTCTTTAAGTAATACTCATGAATGAAGAACAAGTTCAACAAGTAGAAACAAGCGAACCAGCAGCCGGCTCGGCACCATCAAATGCTGAGCCAGGCCCAGCTGAGGCCCAAATGTTTGCTGCACAAAAAATCGCGCAAGTTATTGACAGTCCTAATAATGAACTTACAGGTGAAGCTATGCGAGCATTGCCCAATGCTGGTACGCCTGAATACGATTACATGATGAAACTTCTGAGGTACGAGTAATAGAAAAAAATTACTACAATTAAATAAGGTTAATAATAAGTGCCGTGAGAATTGCTGCCAAGGATGTTTCTGAAACAGATCCTGAAGTATTTCAGGCAATATGGAAGCATTTAAAAACAGATGGTGTGCCTGACCAAGCAGCAAATCAAATGGCTGCTGAAATGGTAACTCACGGTGATGACTTTGAGAGTTCAATAGAATTATTTGAGAAATACTTTTCAATGTACAAGGAAAAAGGTTATAACGAGCATGCTGCTCAAGCAATGGCCGTAGAAGCGATGGAAGGCAGAGAAGAGCCGCCAAAGACTAATACAAGGTTTGCAGGAATATACGGTAACGATATCATTTAGAATCTAAGAAATTAGAAATACATAATAGATAGATGGACGAAATAATAGCGCCTTGGGCAGAGTTTGCTTCACTGCCAATGTACGATGACAATGAAATTACATGGTATACAAGAGGTAAAGCAACATTCATGGAGAAGAAGCTAGAGGAGCTAGAAAGTGAAATCGAAGTAAATTTCAGAAGAGTAAAGAAAAAAAGAAAGGCTGAGATCAGATATAGAAAAGTAAGATCGTTTGATAATCCATATCAATTAGGAAATGCATACTGGCATCCCGATGATCCAGTATGGAGATTAAAGATAAAACGTGGAAAGGAAAACCGATCAACACAGTTGCACGAATTTGGTCATGCGCTGGGATTGGGCCATCCTAATGATCATTATGCTAGTACAGACACAATAATGTCGTATGCAAGAGATCGAACTATTCACGACTTCTTTGAAAGAGATAAAAATGCAATTAAACGGATATTCACAGATCCAACCCTTGAATTTAACGATACAAAGATCTGGACAATCAATATAGATGAGTTGACAGGATTAACCCTTATAGAGTATATTTAAGGGACAGACAAGAGATATATGACAACTACGACTGCAATTAATGGTGATAGCGTTCGTTCGTATTTAAGAGACATTGGTCGAGTTCCATTGCTAGAGCAAGATGAAGAAATTATCTTGGGACGTCGTGTTCAAAGGTTGATGGAAATTGAAGACAAGCGTAAAGAGCTTGAGGAGCTTCATGGACGAGAAATTGATGATACCGAACTAGCGACATCGTTTAATTACGATCGTAAGTCACTTATTAGGGATCTTCGAGCTGGGCGGAAAGCCAAAGATAAAATGGTTACAGCCAACTTGCGCTTAGTAGTTAGTGTTGCAAAGAAATATACAAAACGGAACATGGAACTTCTAGATATAATTCAAGAAGGGACTATTGGTCTGGTAAGAGGAGTTGAAAAGTTTGACCCAGGTCGTGGGTATAAGTTCAGCACATATGCATACTGGTGGATTCGGCAGGGTATAACAAGAGCGATAGCTGAAAAAAGTCGAGCAATACGACTGCCAATACACGTGACAGAGAACCTAAATAAACTAAAAAAAGCGCAACGAGAGCTTTCGCAGCTCAATGGATATATGCCTAGCGTTAATCAGCTTTCTAAAGCACTTGAGCTATCAGAGACTGAAATTAAAGATCTAATGTGCAAAGCAAAGCAACCTACCTCATTAGAGATCAAAATCGGTGAGAATAGAGACACATCATTAATAGATTTGCTAGAAGATGAAACACAGTTGCCCGACGAAATACTGACAGCAAACTGCATTAAACACGATATGCGAGAATTAATTAAAACTCTTCCAGAAATGCAGGCCGCCGTAATTTCAATGCGCTACGGAATTGGTGATGAGATTCTGGAACCTATGTCAATGACAGCAATTGGACAAGTACTCCACATGAGTAGAGATCGAGTTAGAACGCTAGAGCGTAAAGGTCTTAGAAGTCTCGTAGAGCAAAGTGATAAAGTTAGCGAATATTTATAAAATAAAGTATAGGTTGAGCGCAGCGGATGGACGTCACAAACGCATTACTAAAAAGCCATCAAAGCTACGGTGCATCCGATAATACTAATGCTAGATTTTTAGCGGCTTCACAGTCGTTAAATTTCGCTGGCGGTAGTTCAATTGAAAAGGCAACAGTACAGAGGGTTACAGCATTTCCAGTAACTATTGAATATAAAGGTGCTGTCGGACTATTTGGAGCAGAAAACGCTTTTATCAAATTTGATCTAAATATTACCGATTCAATATCATTATTTACAACATTAGAGGGTCCTGATGGTTATCACTCTATGATTATCAGCAGAATGGAAGAAGATGAAACAATATATAACTCAGCTCTTGAAAATTACACAAGTGAAGCCGATCAGAATTATATAGCAGCTTTATACAATAGCGGGATCAAATCATCCGATACAACTCGAATTAGTGTTGGTATTGAAAACGTTGGTATTGGAAATAAGTATTTAGATCGGTGGTTAGACGTATCTTTCTACGACAGAGAGCGGAGGCCTGTTGAAAACGATTTGATGTATATCAAACCAAATGATTCGTTCTACGTTGGGTTTCATGCACGAAGAACTACCAGAATTCCATACGATGTGAAAATCACAGTTGGTGAGGAATATTTATCCGTATATAACTTAACTGACGAGCAGAGGCGTTATGAAGGATAGGCTGCAGCTCCAGCAGGAATTGCACGCATCACTTTACCACTTGAGATTACCGGAAATACATATTCTTCGATAAGAGACAGATTGGTTGTAAAGACACCAACACGGTCCACTGATCGAGATGAGGGGCCAAACGTCCATGTCTGGTCTCCGTCAAATTTAATATCTAAACGAGTGTCTTGGGATGTCGGCACCATAAGAACAACATTGCCATCCGCACGGTTTACAATAAACTTTGTGCAATTAACATATTGAGCTACATTTTTGTTGTCCTTCCACCAACGGCGAATTTTGTGATGATCTCCACCACGAGTAGGTGTAGTCAATGTTAAATCAGCACCTGTCTGCTTATCAACCCTTTTGATTCCGACAAGTTTAAGACTATCAGCCATTGGTAATTATCATGATCTATATCTATTCTAATTCATTAAGGCACTTGAACGTTTGGACCAGATTAAGTTATTAGCGGAGCAGTTCTGAATATTACCGTCTTTATGTTTAACGACACTACAGCCCTTAGTTCTGCCTGGAGGAGTAGGCGGTGGCGGTAAAAACGCAAGAGCAACAAGAGTATGAACAGCGACAGTTATGTTTGGCTTCCTACCAATACGCTGCGTCAAATTAACTGTTGGATAACCTGTGCCCTTTTTACGTTTGTGTTTAAGAATCCTTTCGATCTCGCCTTTAGTACTTTTAATGTCTCCTAAAGCGTTGACATGATATTCAATACAACATTCAAAGCCAGGCAGTGTATTAATTGGCTTCCAAACACCAGTATCAATAAAGTCCATAATGCCCTAGAATATTGGGGTACTTAAAATGTAGCATAGCTAAAACTAGTAATATCTATATATGTGACTAAGTCGAAGTCACCAATAAACCTTTTAGCTTACGGAGTTAATCCCTTATGTGGATTGATAATGATTTTCCGAAGCTTCTTGGTGCAGAACTGTATCGTCCCCACCCGGCCTACATCATTGAGATGGCAGTCGAGCCCGTGGTGGTCCACGATTTCTCCAAGCAACCTGGTCAAACTGTTCAGTTAGATAGGTATCGCTTCTGGGGCAAGCCTGGCACCAAGGAGTCCCGTGAGCGGACCGCCGACCAGACCCTTGGTACAGCTTCCGCCCGCAACATCGTGAAGGACAAGGTCCTTGTGACCCTGCGTGAATACACCGGCCCCGCCGATACACGTGATTCCGCTCAGCCTTCAACCTTCAAGGTCGCTCGTGAGACCCTGATCACAGCTCAGCGTCTGCTGCTGGATACAGGCAACCTGAACGTCTTCCACCAGTCCATCGGTTCACTGACCCTGCTGGACGACTATCGCCGCTGGCGCGATCGTGTGTTTGCTAACGAACTGCTGAAAGCAGAAGCAAACGGTATCGCTGATGCTGATCGCGGTGGCTACTACCTGCCCGGCGCTAAAGCCAAAGGTGGTTCAGGTGGCACCCTGGGCGTCACATACGCCGCAGGTGAATCCGCCAAGTTTGACGTGACCACAGACCTCCTTGAGGTCGTTAAGGACATGCGTAAGCGCAACGTCCCCACATTTGCTGACGGCTACTACCGCTGCATCGTGGACCCCACCGCGATGATGCACTTGCGCCAGAACTCAGATTTTCGCGAGATCGCCCGGTACCCCGGTAGCGGCATGATCAACCCCATGCAGCCCAACGCTGCACCTAATGCCAACTTTTACCAAGGCATGGGTCCTGCATACGGTCAGGCTGGCTTCGTGGCTGGTCAACCCGTGATGCCGACTGGCTTCCTCTTCGAGGGTGTCCGCTGGTTCGAATCCACCAACCTTCCCGAGACTTCATACAACCTCGTGGTGACTGATGCCGCTGCTGGTGCAGCTGATTACACAGCATCACAGTTGATCTTCTTCGGCCCTCAGGCTGTCGGCGTAGGTATTGGTGGCAACAACGCTCAGATTCTGCTGAACAACAACGACGACTTCAGTCGTTTCATCATCATGATCTGGTCCTTGTTTGCTGGTTTTGAAATCCTGAATAAGGACTTCATCACCGTTGGTTACTCATTCGTTTATTGATAGGAGGTAACTAACAATGTCTATCGTTTTTCCTGGTAACCAAGTAACTCACCTGAATGCATATCGCAATCAGGGTGTTCAAGCCATCCCTGGTGTGAACTTCTTCCGCATGGTTGGCGTGGCAGTTATTGAAAGCAGCCAGCCTGCAACAGTTACTCCTTATGAGCTGAAGATTCTGTCACCTGACATGCGTCAAGATGACAAGCCTCGGTTGGATAAGGCGTTTACCGTCCCCGCTGGTGCAACCGTGTATCGCACTGCAATCAACGTAGAGAACCTCAGCACAGGCGCTGCTGGCACTCTGCAAGTCACTGGCCTTTCTGGCGGCGTGACTTTGACTGCAGCTGGCGATGGTTCAATTGCTAAGGCTGGTGCAGCCTCTGCATTCGACCTGTCCGGTGCTATCTCTCCCCTGGGTAGTGAAACAGCTGTCACAGCAACAGTGAGTGATGAACTCACTATCGTTGATGCAAATTCTCAAGCAGCCATTCTGGTTGAAGTTTGCTACTACGTGGATGCTTCAGCTCCTGATGCTGGTGAAGTTTATCTCCCCTTTAAGACTGAAACTGGTCAAGGTACTTGATCACAAGTCAGTAACACATGAGCGCCCCAAGTGGGCGCTTTTTTTGTGCTTATAATAAGTAAGAAAGAACAATAAGTTTATGTCAAATCTATTTCAAGACACTAAAACTGGAGCACTTGTCGAATTTATCAGCAAGCACGATAAAGAGTACGCAATGGTAAAAGGTGCCAATGGGGCAATCTCATATGTAACTCTTGATCAGCTTGTGCCATATGACTCCAAAAAAGGTCGCTTGGAAAAAGTTGTTGCACCACAGATTGCTGTTGAGAAAGAAGAGAAGCTGCCCGAACGTGTAGTACCTCTAGAGGATACTCGCTTAAACTTGAACGCTGCCGAAGCTGAGCAAATTGCCAAGCGTCTTCCAGGTGTAGGCTATTCAACTGCAAAACGTATTGTTGAGCTACGTATGTCGCTATCTGGCGAACGCTTTAGTAATCTGAAACAGTTGGAAAATATCCCCAGAGTTAACTGGGAACAGTTGATCAAAGATGATCTAATCTTTATTAGCTAAACTAGTTAAAGTACGGTTGATTGATAGAAGATGCAACTTGACGAACATCTACAGTCAAAAGTACGATTTCACCTAGGATTCAATGCGGGTGCACAAATACCAGCTGGAGACAGGAGCCGTTTAGAAGAAGCCATGGCTCTTGTACCAGATGAGTATTGGTACAATCAAATCGTCTATCACATTAGCCGGTGCGATCGTGCCTGGGAAAACTCTGAGTATTTTCCGTCTGATTCAAGTGGCTCTCCGAACTACAGCCGATTAGAACAAATCGCAGGTGATGTTCAACGGACAATTTCAACATCAGATCCTCTTAAGGGAGACGAGTATTTCCGTGAAATCTATTTACGTGAATGCGACAGGTTAGCGGAAACGTTATACGTTCCAAACTACAGACGCCCTGAGACACGGCGTTACGCTTTTGAACGTGCTGGAGCAGAATTTATCCTTGCAGTCCCAGGCCCTGCTGACACATCAGTTGGATCGAGGATAATGTTGTCGCAAAATTGGCGATAATAGTAGAATAGTTTTAGGTTAGCTAGATGAATTATGCCTTGGGAACCAATAAAAATCGGCAGAAAGATTGACAAGGCTGAAGATGCAGCAATGATTGCTGCCGCCGAAAGAGATCCTTATGCCCCTTATCGCAAATTTGATCCTCAGGAAGATGATATGGGATCTAATTCTGCGACTCCGACTGAAACAACCGGCAATGCTGATATATCTCAATCATTCAGTACTAATAATGTTGGCTTTGAGCAAGGAGAGCAAGCAGTTGATCCCGACCCAAACGGACGTGGTCCTAGAAGGTTGAACAATAATGACAGGTATGGAACTAATCCGTTTGATATTAGGAGTGCATGATCATGGCTAATTCAGAAAAAATGAATAACAGGATGCGTCTTGGGGACAAACGCCCCATGGAAGTGCCTGCTGCTCAACCAATTCCGGGACTTCCACAGGATCAGAAAGCCGGTAATAGCCAAAATTATGAAGCTATTGATGTTTCTGGAAATATGGGCCAAGTAATCGGACAAGGTCCACATGCATTCCCTTATGGTGATATGAGTGCACAGGGTCATCCTGCAACAGGGAATAGTACATTTGTCACACGTTCACAAATGAACCAAAATAAAATTCCTGGGAAAGGTTTAAATATAGGCTTTGAAGATAACTATATGTCACCACAGGATGCAGAGCAGTTGATGGCAAAATATCCATCATTAACTATGCAAGGCACAGTTGCTAGTATGTCAGAGCCTGATTCAGGGCAGTTAATTCCAGGATCTACAAAAACAACACTTGGCAAGAAAAATAAAGGTATCGCATAATGGCTTCCACATCTACTAATAAGCAACCACTTTTAATTGATCGCGTATTTCATGAAGTCTATGAAATGGGTACGCCAACAATTCTTACTGCAAAAGTAACAGGTACAAACTTTGCACAGCTGGTATTGAACTGCACTGCGAACGATGGTGCCGTTATCGAAGACATCTATGTCATTTCTCAAGGACAAGGGGATAATTCTGGTGTGCCATATGATTATCCGATCAATCTATATATGAGTTCAGAATTTGATTTTCTGAGAGATAGCGCCGTCTTTGTAGGACAGATTGTGGCAGCAAGTGCTGCTAACGAATGGGTCCATATGACTGACATGCCCTATGTACTAGCCCCAACAGCGCAGGTTGGAAGTGATTCACGCATGAAAGCTTTTTATCTACCTAAAGGCAAGGCGTTGTGGGCTGCACGTCAGACATCAAACCTAGCCGATAATATCTCGAACGCTCCGATTCTCGGAATCTCAGGCGGGTTCTATTGATGCCTAGAAAGCAGAACGGCTTCGGTAAAACGGGATCGTTTAGCGTTAAGGGTTTTAATGCAAAAGTCACTAAAGGTAAGCCAATTGGTTCACCTGGAGTATATCCAGGTAACCGATCTTATGGCAGCTCAGTACATAGGACAGTTATTGAGAAATATGATATCGACAGTGATTGGACAAGATGGCGAAAGGGTATTGAATATTACTATCAAGGCGCTTATTTAGATTTTGAGGATTTGTCATCGGTCCTGTATCAAGGAACAGTAGATGAGTCAGAAGTTGTATTCGATGGGAAACAGTTTGCGACAAAAAATGCAGATAGCAGGAGTCACTACACAGCACGCAGGAGTGTACTGAATCAAAAACAGCTGGGAACTACGGTAGAGATTCTGTCAAATAAAGAAACGTATTTAGACAATTTTGAAAGAGGAGAAATATGGGTCAAAGTCCAACACGATGAGGTTGGACCCACACCGGTATTGCGACGAATGATTGGCGAGCGCCTTACTGATGGATCAACAGAAGCAAATGTTATCGATGTATTGACAGAGAATAAACGGCCAACAAGGTATGTCGGTAAGAATAGCGCGGAAAATCCATCAAAGATCGTAGTCACAGTCTCTTTGAACGATATTATTGCCAGCGAATTCATACAAAGCAACAGAGAGAATGTAAGTGCACTTATTGGCAAGATCGGCTACTTCCCAAATTTTCTAATTGAGCGGCCTATCAATAATACGGATCAATTTATAGATTCAAAAGAGTTTATTGAGATCAGTGTTGACGATATAAAACCAGAAAATAGTTTTAAAATTTTAGACAATAAAAAAGACTTGCCACCTGCGTTACTTGATATATCAAGCTTAGATGCAATTTATGAAACAACTCAGGCAACAAGCCGACTAACCGGCGCTTTCAAAGTTAAGAAGGAAGACTATCAAAGATTCTATGGCTCTCAGTATTTAACAGCAGATGTAGTCCAAAGTGAAGTAGCTGACCTATCGTATGCTGTTATGCCATTTGAAATACGATCGGTACTTAGTGTCGGCTCGGATTTAGAAATTACAGCGGTGCCTATTCAGACCTCAGTGCGCTTATTTACTCCTGCAGAAATAAGTAATTACATTATTTACGCTGATAATAGTTTTACAAAAAAAGTTGTTGATAATGATGCTGATGGAAATTACCTTCACGCTCAGCCTGGACCGAACGAAACACTATGGCACCGACTTGAAACAGATGTTGACCCGTGGTATGAGCAAATTTTTACTGAACAAAACCAATTAGAGCTGGCAGAAGTGTATTGCTGCAGTTGTCCTGATTTTAGTCATTCTGTTATCCGCATGCCTGAAAGTACTGGGGATAATGGGGAAACAAGTAATAGACAAAGACGTTATCCACTGCCTTCAGCAGTCAGTAGTGATTCCTATGACAAACTCGGAACATTAGAAGCAGCGGGTATTGTTCAGAGTTGGGAAACCAAAAAATATAGATCGAGCTATCGAATATGTAAGCACACAGTGGCTGCCATGTTCATTAATAAATTAAAGGTACAAGAGCCAAAATCATATCCAAGTTTTGATAGCCGCAATAAATTCGAACAACGGCTTAAAAAAGATATGGATGAAATCGTTGAAGAATTTCAGTCACAATTAAAACGCTCAGGAATTACAACTGCAGAAATTATCTTCATGCTTGCACAGGGTCTAAACTTAGACGACATCGAAACAGCATATGTAATGCTGAATAGCAACTTCTAAAGTTTATACAATAGAAAATAAAAGAGAGATACGCTGTGACACAAACACCTAGTTCGAATTTTGATGGTGCAATTGCAGCAGCCAATAGCCTGTTAACATCCCAAGGATATGGGATTAAAGACTATCCATCTAACATGGCGGGTTTAATCTCTGCCATCCTGGCTTTAAATCTACCGCCATCAATTACAGGAATAACGCCGCCACAGTGGCTCCCTACGAGGGATGAGCAAGGGAACATTACTGGAGACGGCTGGGACCCTGCACCACAAAACGGAACTCTTTGGTTTGATACACGCCAAGGTCGATTGATGGTGTGGGTCAATGATGGGTTTTATCAAGCAAATGGAAGTGAGCGATATTCAATAGTTTCAGACGATGTACCAGAAAATCCAATCAGTGGACAGGCCTGGTATAACTCAGCGACAAGTGTTTATTACATCTATGACGGATCTCAGTGGATAGGAATCACTGGTGGTGAAGGATCATTCACTGCACTATCTGGAGATATTGCTTTAATGCAGAACCAGCTCGATGAGCTTAGTCTGCGACGCAGCAATGCTCGTGAATACTCTGTATTTAATATTAGTCCAACACCTCAAGCTCCTAGTGGGAAAATTAGT